CCTGTATACCATTTCGCATTCTGCCGCATCTCTAATAGCGCGAGCGCGACAATGACCACGTTGGATATTTTATACAACACAGGCAGTACCTTGACCGGGGGTGCCATCCGCCTATAATCCAGCCTTTTCCTTAGCTCTGCGCATCGCCTCAAGCAACGCATTTTCCCACAGTTTTTCATAGTTCGTATTACCCATGAGATTATCAACACTACGACGCATCCAGTGCTTAGCCCCAACCTGTATATGCTCGTCAGGCTGCTGTACCTTTTTGATTGTGGGCATCCATGGTTGTTTTCGCCCCTTAGTTGTGCGTAGAGGCTTCTGGAGGCGATAAACACCGTTTTTAAATCGCCCACCGATCTGAACCAAACCCGAATACGATTGCCGTGCCAAGTACGCGATAAGACCGTAGACCCGATTACCCTCAGTGCCCGATATACCCGCAGACTCAGCATCTGCAATCGCTTGGCTGATTCGATTCGACTTAGGAACTACCTTAGACTTATCCCCACCACGAGCAAATAGCATGATAACGCGATTGCGCTCCGATGGTCCGCCTTCCTCGTTCTCGGCCCACCCTGAGAACTTGTCCGTATGCCGAGATCCTACAATGACGTTTTGCTGCTCTACGGGTCGTCCGGGACTTGCCTTAAAGACCATGGTTTGAGAAGCGGGGAATGAGCGGTTGCGTATAGTCATCGTCTGGTTGAGGGTTTTGACGATCTCCTGCTTGAGTTGCGCGCCAAGAGCGTTTAAGGCGTTCGCTGTGACTTTCTGCATTGCGAAAGGCGCATTATTCATGAGTTCGCGAAACGCCTTTAGGTCTGACGAGTCGAATTTGAAGTCCATACCAGAAGTATACCACAGGCCAAAGTTATTATTTACATATCTCTAAAATAACCAATCGATAAATCGCGTAATTCCTTATAGCAGAGAGAGAGAGAGAGAGA